CCAACGTCTATTGAGGGGGGGTTTATTCCGACATTACATGATTAAAATAACTTCAACGACCCTGTAGACCTAGCTTATGGCTGATCAGATACCAACAAAACCAGAGGAGAAAAAAGACGAAAAGAAAAATTTAATCCAAAAGATTCAGGACAAGATACCTGATAGAGACGAACAGTTTGAATATGTCAGTATTGCCGTGAGGCTTTTGGTAGTTTTTTGGTCGGGTGCGCTCGTAACTTTAAATTATTTGCCAAAGATCCCAGGTCTTACAAGTGGCGAAAAGCAGGATATAACTTTTCCTGCGAGTTTGCTGGCGAGTTCGCTCGCAAGTTTTGGACTTGAGAAGAGTGCAAAGAAAAAAGGTGATGGGACTTATTCAGTTAACTCAGAAGATAAGCCTATGAATAAAAAAGACATAGAAGCATACCTGAAATCACAAGACCTAATTAGGGTTGATAACAGATTCACATTAGTTCCACAAGGCACAGAAGTTAAACCAATAAAGATAGATCCTATTACTAATAAAGAAATTAGCCCTGACGGGAAACTAAAACTATGAAACGACTACTAATTCTTTTCCTACTAGCATCACCAGCTAGTGCTGATCTAAGTCACAGCATTACTAAATCAACTTCTTTGTCAGTTGGAGCCGCAGCATCTCACGCAACACGTATAGGTACTTCGTTTTCAATTGCGGGTTCTGGAATCGATACAACCGATGGCACGACGGCTAATACTGTCAGTGCTGGCACAGTAAGTTCAGGTATTTACACCCCAGGAGTCATTGCAGCGACTCAAGATGTTCCAGGGGCCGCATTTAGTTTCAGTGCTTCGCTGACTACTGGTGATGTAGTTCCTACTAGCGCAGTCACAACAGGAACCACGCCAAATTTTTCTGATGTTGTGACTACAGCCTCTGGCACAGCCGGATCGCTTGCAGCCACTATCACTGACCAAGCAATCACACTCACCGCTGGTGGAGCAAACACGGTCGCTTTAGGCCAGATCATTAATGAAATCAAAGTGGACTAAGATTGCACTTCTATTTATTACTTTTGCCCCACAAGTTAGGGCAGAAAAGATAGTGCCAAATTTTCAGCAAGGAGTATTAAATAATCACACTGAAACTAAAACAATTTTGAAACGTGATCTGACCGTTTTTGAGTTTTCGAATGGGTATCAACTAACTTTAGGGGGCCATAATGTCAAACCTTCTACCAATAATATTGCACCTTCAGGGTTCGTTAAAACAGCAGGGACAGTATCAGGAGTAGCTACTACTTATGTCATGCCAGATCTAACAACTAAACCTCAATATTCAATCGTCAACGAAGGTGCATCCTTTAGTTACTACGAAACACTTGAAACACCAGGGATAAAAAGTATGACAAAAATAATAGAAGAACAAACCATAGAAAGTATTTCAGATAGCACTTCTACTTTTCAATGAAAAAATATTTATATTTAGTAGCGTTAATATTCCCTCTTCCTTGTTACTCACAAAGTATAAATACATCATCCCAATCAACGGGGTCAGTGGTCAATCAAGCAGTGCAAGTTGTACCTTCTCGCCAGTTTCAATATCAACTTGGAGCTAATCAAGTATGCCAAGGAGCAACATTAAATATATCTCCATTCCTTAGTTCTACCAATAGCTTTGGGTCGCCTTATCAACCATATTACTCTAGACCTGTCTACTCTACAAAAGATATAGAAGGAGCATTTGATGATAATAATAATCCTATTGGCGATGGAGAACCAGATGAGCCAACAAAGATAATTAGAACAGAACAAGTAAGAACAGGTATGCAAGAATCAAATACAAGTTTAAATGCTGGAATCACAGCTACATTTTCAATACCATTATCTTTCAGATACCAAAAAATGTGCAAGCGTGGGATGGAAAGACAAGTCGAATTATATGAGGCTTCTTTAGCATCAAAGCGGTTAAATTATGAAATGTCGAGATTAGCTACATGCGGAAAACATATTCGTGAAGGTACTATTTTTGTTGGAGAAATGGCAAAGATCTGTGCAGATGTGAAAGTAGTTTCGCCTCCTAATGTTGAACATACTCACGCTATTTCTTCCGATCTCTCTGTAACTTCTGACGTTCAAAAGTAGATAATACTTTTTGTTTTTTACCAATCATTTTTTTAACTTTAGCTATTAATTTTTTAAATATAGGCTTAAGAGCTTTAGTTAATATAGGTGTCAATGTAGCAGCGGTTGTAGCCACAACAGTTATTCCGAATGTAGTTGCAGCGACGCTCGAACTAGGGAGATACTTGTCTGCAATATTGGTTGGCCCCCATATCTCAAGGCACTTATCCCCGACCAACTCGAACCCGATTACTTTCTCTTTTGCCTTTGCATTTCTTATATCCCCCAACCGATACTGTTGATCTTTAGCTGGACATTCAATTTCTATGTCTCCTGTATCAGCTAAACCTGTATCTACATCCGTATTATTATTCTTGTTTTTTTGTGGTTTTGTTTCGTCGTCAGGGGGTGTTGGGGTAGGAGGTTTTTTTAAAGTTTGCATTTTTACAGGGTTATATCTCATCGGTTCAAAGAACGGAAAGATAAAATCAAACCCTGGCTTTTCTACATTTAATTCTCTTGTTATCTGAGGAGTAGTAGGAAGACTATTTATTTTTGGTATTCCAACTTTCTCTACTTCTATCTTTTCAATCTTCACTTAGCAATCTACGAAGTCGCCACCTATCTCTTTTCCTAATTCGCCTGCTTTCTTGGTGGCTAATGCGCTGGCAATCCAGCCCACTACTGGTATTCCAGATAAAGTACTTGCTGCTGGTGTCGCCGTGATTAGGCTCTGGCCCACTATCTCACCCTGCGATTCTGCCGACCCGCGATCTTTAATGCATTGGATTTGCTCAGCAGATAAAGCCTTAACAGGATTACTCGCTAACGTTTCACGATGAACATAGCTTGTCTTCACCTTGCCGCCCCAGGACGGAGACTCGCGCTGAATACTTTCTAATGCAAGCTTTGGATCATTCATGTTATGCCTCATCATTATTTCGGTTGTATCTCCTTCTTTCTTGTACCTAAGTTGAGACGAACTGTTGTTTGTTGTGGCTAATTGTCCAAGGCTCGGAATTGAATTTGATCGGCTTAAAAGAATCAAACTGAAAAAATTGGATCCAATAAGACCTACTCCCAAAAGAGCTGCAAGATTAGTATTATTTTTCATAACCTAAAAAGGCAGTGCTGGGCCTGTTTTGCCAGGTAATTTTATTTGATTTTGAATAATATCAACCATTTGATCCTGAAGAGTCAGCATCATATTGTTCATAAATTCAACTCGTTTCATATACATCACTCCTCCAGCAGTTACGACCATTAAGGACATAACAAATGATGCTACTGACATAGCATTACAGATTTTTTGCAGCATTAATTCTACGGCCGTGTAGATATAGCCTAGCTATTATTTATGTCTATGCAAATTTATGTAGATTGCAAAATCGCATTTTTGACAATCATTTTATTCGTCAGCAGTACGTGTAGAGGGAAATTGTCTTTCATCTCCAGGCCAGATAATTCGTACCCCGCCTACTCCACCATCACCTGAGCTTGCCCTTCCACCAGCACCATATACACCTGGAGTATAGCCCCAATAAGAGGCACTTGTACCACCAGATCCACCGTTACCAGTGTTTCCACTACTACCAGCAGCACCACTAGTTCCTTGACCTAAAAGACCTACACCACCACCAGCAGCTTGGTATCCACCACCACCACCGCCGCCAGATCCAGCCTGACTACTTCCTGGGTAGCTAGTTAAACCTCTTCCACCGTTACCTGAATATCCACCAGCTCCACCGCCGCCTCCCTGTGCGGCGTTTCCATTTCCTCCATTTCCTCCATTTCCTCCACCATCATGTCCAGATGGAGTACCACCAGAGCCGCCTGTTCCAATATTACCTCCTTTTCCACCTGAACCACCGCCAGCAGATAAGGTTCCACCAGCATGAACAAAAGTTGAAGCAACCCCGTCATTACCGGGATGATCAAAACCACTAGCATTTCTTCCCCCTGATCCTACCGTAACTGTATAAGCAGTACCCGGTACGACAGTAATATTATTTTTATAAGCTAAAGCACCGCCACCACCGCCGCCAGCATCTGCTGAGTTAGTTGCACCTCCTTCACCGCCTCCTCCAACACAGACAACAGAAACAGAAAAAACCCCATCGGGACAAGTCCAAGTAGTTGAGGTGTTAACACCAATACTTGTTGTAAACAGAACCTGACCTGGATCAGCTAGCACAATTCCACCAGCACCAAGTAGCATTTGTTGTATTGGCATTAGCTCAACCCCGCACCTGAGATGTAAGCAACTGTTCCTGAAACCCACAGAATAGTAGCCATTCCTCTTGTGGCTAGAGTGCGGTTCGCATTAGTACCATCAGCCGTGTTGTACATAGTTGTTCCTTTCGTAATCGTTATATCTCCAGCCGTATTATTGACAATTGTTATCGCATCTCCAGCAGAATGTCTACTATCTACCCATACAATATTACCTTCAGCTAAAATGTGTTTTCCACCATCAGAATTAACTAATGTATAAGCACTAGATCGATAATTTTGAGGTATCTTTCTTATATCACCTTTGCTGTCTGATACCGTTCCATTAACCAGAAATCCTGAATTTGTCGTCTCGGCTCGCTTTGTTCCGTTTTCGTATAATTCTACGGCTCCGTTAGGTATCAGCTTCATGGAATCTTCACCACTTAAAGCTTCAAACTGAATATTGCTGCTACCAGACCCTTTAAACATAAATGTGCCAGTATTGTTTGTTATAAATGCAGCAGCTCCAGTATGGTAGACCTCAAAATCTGATCCAGTACCAAGTAATAACTTCTTACTATCTCCTACATTTATATGCTCACTAGATGTCCACGCATCAGTAGCATTTACCCAGTTAAACGTCTTATCTGAAGCACCCTTAAGTGTAATACCACCACCATCAGCAGTTGTGTCTGAAGGAGTTGAAACCTTGCCAATCGTTATATTTTTATCTTCTACATCTAAATTTGTTGTATCAATCGTTGTTGTTGTCCCATTTACAGTAAGATTCCCCGATAGCGTGAGGTTCTGTCCCGTTGCTGTCCCTGTTAGTGCTGGAGAAGCTAGAGGTGCTTTAGTTGCGTCAGCAGCATCTACATAAGCTTTAACTGATTGCTGACTTGGAGGCCTAGCTGCAGAATTGCTACCTAAATTATCTTCATCAATTAAGGTTAAAGTTTGAGCATCTACATATGCCTTAACTGATTGTTGGCTTGGTGGTCTAGTTGCAGAATCGCTACCTAAATTATCTTCATCTAGAACAGCAGGTGATTTAGTGTCTGCATACGCCTTAACTGATTGTTGGCTTGGTGGTCTAGTAGCACTGTTAGTTGCCATGTTGTCTTCATCTATTACATCCGGCAAAGCATCAACATAAGCTTTAACTGATTGTTGGCTTGGTGGTCTAACAGCACTATTAGACGCAAAATTATCCTCATCTAAAGAGTGAGCATTTACATAAGCTCTTACTGATTGTTGGCTTGCTGGCCTTATTGCAGAATTTGAAATCAAATCATCTTCATCTATCACTGCTGGAATAGCCGTTACCGCAGATTCTTTAGCAAGTGGAGTACCACCAGCCGTACTCCCGTCGTGAACAACGATAGTGTCCTTAGTAGTATCGACAGTAACTTCACCCTCCGCCCCCGTAAAACTACTGTGTTGTGAAGTTGTACCTCTTCTTAGTTTTAATAGTTTTGCCATGATTAAGAAAGCGTACCGAAGTCAACTTGAAGGTTATTTCCACTTATAGTACCTACTTCTGTCAGGTTTTTATCATTACAGTCTAAATGTCCTCCTAATTCTGGAGAGGTATCTTCAAGTATATTTGACAACCCCGCCGCTGCCGTAACAGTCCACACACTGCCATTGTAATATTTTAATACGTTATTAGTAGCGTCATACCATAGATCACCTTCATTCAAAGAACTACTAGGTGCTGAACTTGCGATTCTATAAACTTCAGCAAAGTTATTTATGCTTGATAAATTACTTACCGTTGTATTGATATTTGATATAGCCCCTGCAACCGTAGTTACGTTAGAACTAATGCCTGCAACCGTAGTTACGTTAGAACTAATACCTGCAACTGTATTAACGTTAGCGATCCCACTAGCCACAGTATTAATGTTATTGCCTGTTCCCGTTGATAAGGCATCAACAATACTTCCCAAATCTTCCGTAAACGTAATTTGACCAGAGACAATTGATATATCAGTTAAAACTGATTGAGGAGGAGATACAGCTTGGAAAGCAGTTCCATTATGAACTTTTAAAGTTTTATTAGAAGACGAATCAAACCATAAATCTCCAGCGGCTAAAGCGTTACTTCCTCCATCTGTAGTGGGGGCAGAAGTAGATATTTGATATAAATCAGCAAAATTACTAACATTACTAATATTGCTTGCAACTGTATTTACGTTAGTAATTGAACCTCCGACGTTATTTATATTAGAAATATTGGTTGCACATGTATCTAAGTCACTAACTATTGCTGTAGTACCTAGCGTATTTAGATCAGATACAGCATCAGCAGTACCTAATCTTCCTATCTCAGTAGCTTTTGCAGCCACAGCACCTATATCTGTTGCATCATTAGCTACCGCCGTTACATCACTTGCTATCCCAGCAACAGTTGTGACGTTGGCTGATACTCCAGCAACAGTTGTCACATTGCTTGCTATCCCAGCAACAGTTGTGACGTTGCCTGAAATCCCTGCAACAGTTGTGACATTGCCTGAAATCCCTGCAACTGTATTTACGTTGGTAACATTGCCAGCAACCGTAGTGACTTCAGTTGATTTGGGAGACAAACGATGGAATGTATAAGTATGAAGAGTATTTGTTGTTTCAACAATTCCTCCATATCCAGCAGCCAATACTGTTGTTCCACATCCTGTAATTGTTACTGTATTTCCTGATCCAGCTCCGTTTGCAATAGTGACACTTCCACCAGAAGGAGTATGAGAAGAAGCAAATTCTTTAATACTAACTAATGTTCCAGTTCCGTTATTTACATCAGGGTTCGCAGCCGGAAAAGCTGTTTCACTTGCTATTGGAACAAAGCCACCAACGTCATCAACTAAGTCAATAATCCTGTCATTAATTGCTGCTGTTGTTGCAATTGTTGTGTCATTGTCAGGGAAAGTCTGACCATCTTTAATTGTGTCGCCACTACTAATATTGAAGTAACGAGCATCAGAAGCTTTAGTCGTGAAATAAGAAGTGTTGGTTACTGTATGTGTTGCTTGCTCAGTATCAGTAACTTTTGCAGCAGCAGCTAGGTCAGTAGCCGTATCTGCATTACCTGTTAAGTCACCCGTGACATTACCAGTCACATTTCCTGTGACATTTCCCGTTAAATTTCCTGTTAAATTACCCGTGACATTTCCAGTTAAATTTCCAGTTACATCACCAGTTATTGTTCCACTAGCGGTAATTGCAGCAAATGTTGAATTGCCATCTACATTTAACGTACTATCAAAATCTACAGCTCCAGTAACATCTAACGTCCCTGGAACATCTACATTGCTTGTCCACTCAACACCAGACCCACTGGCATCAGTTTGAAGAAGTTGTCTCGCATTTCCATCTTTTAATTTACTTACATTAATTTCCGCTGTATTACTTATATCTTCATCAACAATAGTGCCATTCAATATTTGAGCCGACGCAATACTTCCTGTTCTTTCTAGATATGCTTTTGTTACTGCGTCTTGTGCTGCTGTTGGATCTCCTAACCCTGTAATCTTATTTGTTCCCATTGCGATTGCCCCAGTCATGGAGCCTCCGGCCTTCGGCAGGGCCGCGTTCGCTGTAGCAGTAGCAACATTAGCAGCATTCGTAGCAGCAAGAGATTTAACTGCTCCTAAAGCATTTAGATCTGCTTGCTCTTGGACAATATATAAGTTCTGTAAATCTGCATTATTCAACGCCTCCGAAGTTAAATTTGATCCATCATTCCAAGGAGACAACTGTGAATCCTTTGGTGTCTGCCTTTGAATCGTTAACTCTTCTCCAGACGCAAGACCAGACGTAAGAGTTATTTGTGTTGCACTTGTAAAGTTATAATCTGTTCCGTCGCTTAAAGTTGAAGTCTGGGTTTCTGCTAATAGATCTCTTCCCTTGTAGACCTTGACATGAGATTTCAGCAGGTAATTAGAACTAAAAGGCAAGCTGAAAACAGTCTGCCCAGTGTTCGTAACCTGTACATAGGTATCAGCCATCTTGCGGGACTCTTACAAGGACGTAGCCCTTATTGTAAGGCTTAATCGGAATTTGCAAAGAATCACT